CCATCAGGTGCGGTTATATTCGCGCTTGAGTCCGATTGTATCGGTGTAGTTGAGATGGTGTTGTTTGCCGTGTCCTTAACTACAGCGGTCGCATCAGGTGCTGTGATGTTCGCGCTTGCCTCGGCTGCTATCGAACCCGTGCTAATAGTCGTGCCTCCTGATTTCTTTAGCGTGTAGGTTGAGTTGGCTACGATGGATGGATTGGCCGAAGTGCCTACTGCCGTTCCTGCCGTGTTGCGGATAAGTTGGTTGTTTATACCACCGCTTGCAGTAGTGCCTATGGTCGTGCCGTTGACCCGTTGGGTTACGTCTGCGCAAGGTAGGGCGTACTCAGCCTCAAGACACGCCACCTGTTCGGCTGTTAACCTCGCAATCACAGACGGATCGCAGAAGTCGTAAAGCGTAAGCCCGTCAACCGTTGGCGGAATGGTTGCGCCCGATTGCGGAATCTGACACGCATCCCATGTGAAAGGTTGGCGAATCTGAATGACCATGCTATTGCCCGCTACCCTGTCATTGAATCGCTCGGTAAACGGGTCAATTGTGGCCGATGGAATAACCGTGTAAGTCTGAGAATGTTGTTGCTGAAAGTAGGCCAAGAAGTCCAATAGGATAAGCAACGTATCGCTTAACACCTCCTGTTCCATGCCGTCCGTATCTTCGCCCTCTTCTCCCGTTATTACCCGGTCAGCGCAGATGAGACGAATAGAATAAACGAGTTCGCGGTTGCCTACGTTTGTAGTCTCGTGGAACACCCAAAGCAAAGGATAGTTCCTTTCTTCGGCCTGCCACTCCGCAAAGTCACCTACTCCGCTTGCCGCGATCTGACTGTGAGCCGCTGCAAGTGTCGTTATTTGGCTTATTACTTGATTGAGTGTCAGTAGCACGTAGGTACGTTTTTAATAGTTGTATGTTCTTGAATGATCGGCCACGCTTATTCATCTCGATACTTTTGCTGCAATGTTCCAACGAATTTGGTTCGGCCTAAAAAGATAGGCGATTTGAAAGCGTTATTGCTCGGTTGTATCACATCAAGCCCGCTATCGGGATTCGCGTAGTCAGGGAACAATGTGGAGTTCTCACATAGGTAATTTACAAGTCTTTGCTTGTACCATTGCGCCTTGTTCAACTCACTTTCACAGATGTAATCAACGTCCGATTTGAACGCGGGGCTGCTCTGTTCGCTGTTCTGAATTTGAAGCCCTTTGTTGGTTATCTTGTAGTGAGCCATACGGATACACTCGCCCGTCACGTAATGCTTTAGACACGGTTGAATGTAATTGTCCATCAATGACTTGTCGACACCCGCCAATGTTCCTGCAATGACATAAGCAATCAGCGTGTTGTAGTAGGTTGTACCGACAACGGTCTGAATCTCCGAATCCTGCGCCCAAAGAATAGCCTCCTTGATATACTTGATGTCAACGTTCTTGGACACCTGAGTGTTGTCCTTTAGAAAGTCCTCCGATATGAATAGAGCCGTTGCCATTATACTTTAGATTTTACAATTACTGATTCCCAAGCATGGCGACAATATGATGTAGTAACGTCTGTTCCTTTGCGCGTCCAAAATCCGCCTCTACGCATCCACACGTTTCTATCTTCGCGCATAGAAATAGCTTGTATGTCCTCCGATGTCCATAGTTTCGTTTCACTACTTGCCATCATTTTACGGCAGAATTGCCGGGTTGTAGGTAGAACATCCGCGCCCGTTGCCTCTTGGCTTTTAACGTAGCGATAAGCGATTTTGAACGACACGCCCATCGGCTTTGCTTTTGCCAGTTCGCTCAATCCGTTCTTACTTACTTCATAGGCTATTTGCGAACTACCTGCGACCGTTTGACTTCCTACTGATAACAAACCTTGCCGCGCCAATTCGATCACACCCTGCGCCACAACGTCAACGGACGTTCCAAGCAATTCAGCGATTGCCGAATAGGTTACAACTGGATTCTCTTTTATCGCGTTCAATACACCCATCAAGAACGGGTCGGCATCAAATCCGTATCTTTTAACACCGTCCTCGAAAGCCATCCATTCCTTTTCAGAATTGAAGTGGCAATGTCTCAATGGTTTAACCACCTCCCATTCAGAAAGGCTTAATCCGACCGTTGCGAAAGCGTCCGCAATTCGGTTTTCGCTTTCAAAATCTTCGGAAGCAAGTTTCAATTCGGTTGCAATTTGTGCGGGCTGCATTGGTGGTAATCCGACCGCCTCACGAATCTCGTCACGGGTCATCACGCTAACCTTTGTCATTTCGCTGTAACCTTCGCTTATCGGCTCGCTGTCAATGATTGATAAACGCTTTTCAAATCCGTTCAATGCGGCCAATTCATTGAAGATGTCAATGATGAACGATTGACGCGCACGGACGTATGTGTTTTTGAATAGTTCGTAACTATCGCGTATTTGAGTTCTGCCGCTGAATACGCCTTCCTCTTTGATACCGAATAGTGCAGGATCAACTACCCTGTGGCCGCTGAAAATCTCCTGTTGTACGGTCTTGTTCAGAATATCAAACCGATCCTCAAAGCCGTTCGATGACATCGGGTCAATCTGTACGCCCTGCTCTTTGCTGTCGTTGAATAACAGAAGTATCTTGTTGGCGTTATCCGTTCCGCTGAACTTCTCCTCGATCTTCTCTTCGATCTTTTCTTGCTCCTCCTCAGTTGGTTGGCCGTTGTTGAAGCTGAAAACAGTTCCCGCCATGAACCCGTTCTTAACGCTGTTCAGGTGAAAGTTTGCAATCTCGCTATCCAGTTCAATGTACGGGATTGCGCCCAAATAAGGAGGCAAAGGATAGTGGTCTGCTTTCGGGTGGTACGCCTTGATGTAAAGTAGTTGCTTGCCGCTTGGTTTGTTCCAATCGAACGCGGGAATGGTTGTGATGGTGTCGGCCTTTGCTTTCTTCCAGTCATCGCAATGGTAGAAAGTTTTACCGTCCTTGTTCACCCGATATTTGGCGAACTCAGCATGGTATATTTCGGCCATCTTGCCCTTCTTGTCGTAAAGGATTTCCAAAGCAAACCCTCCGAATATCTCAAGATCAAGCGAACACATCGCAATCAAATCATTGAGGCTTTGCATCGGGTTCGGTTCATTAATGAACTTCGACAACTTTGCCACCTGTTCGGTGTTCAGCCCCCTGTCGTTCACGCTTACGCCCTGACCGATAACGTAGTCCACCTTTCCGTTGACAATAGCGTAGTGCTTGGCCGAACGGTCGTAGATGTGGAGAAGGTAGTCAGGGTAGCGGTTGATCCACGGTGCTTCCGTTCCGTACAAAATCCAATCTTTGCTCGCCTGTTCCTTAAATTCAGGTACTTTGTGCGCTTGGAACTCCAATACCGATACTGCCGTCTTACCCATTGTACACGCTTATTAATTGGTTATCGTTGCCAGTATATGTTGGTGTTGCGGTTGTTGTCCCCGTGACTATACACATCCCCGTTTCAAGTGCGGTCAATCCAGTCGGGTTAAGGTTGCTCGCGCTTGCCTGTCCGTAGATGGTGTAGTGCCATTCGCCCTCCAATGTCAATTTCACCTGTGCGTTGGTTGCCGTAGGTGTGGTCGTTTCGGTAATGGTGAACGCATTGTATCGGTCTTGAAACGCGCTTGAATCATCGGCAATGCAATACTTCGTTTCCGTAGATGTCAGGTTCTGAAAGGCAAATAGGTAATGTGCTGCCGTACCTTTTTCAGTAGTGGTCACGACAACAAGATTGGCCTGTCCTTTCGTTATCCGAATCATTAGGTCAAGGCAATGAAATACTCAATATCAACAGACGCTGTATCTGCTATTGCCGTAATTGAGGCGATTGTATCCCATGCAGCCCACGGAGTAGCTACTTCAATATTACCGTTGTGCAACTCAAACGATTTACCCGCTTGCAACTGAATGTAAACAGGTGTGTCAGCGGTTGGTACTATCTTGATCTTAACGAAATTAGTGTCATCCTTATTCGTAATGCGAAGATATGCAATAGCCGACCGAACAAACGTACCTGCCGCAACCGCTGTGCCGTAGTTAACTACGGTCACTTCGCTTGTAGGTATGGTCACTATCCTATTGTCCACTTCGCTGATGTTGGCAACGGTGAGCGTGTTTGTACTTCCTTGATTCTTTCCGTTGATACTGACCGTTTCGGTTATTACCGTGGTCAAAGTAGCGTTTACGAGTGTGGTTGCCATTGGTTGCTTTTACTTAAATATAAGATTGTGCCGTTTTGTTTCAAAAAAAAAGCCCCACATAATGCAGGGCTTTCTTCAATCGTTAATATGCGTTATGCCGTGATTGAGGCAAGTAGTGCAGATGGTATAGAGATCATCGGATTCGGCTCAAGTCCATTGAAGGTCATTGTGTACCCGTTAAGATCTGCGAATGCCGTGCCAGTTGCACCCGTTCCTGAAGCGAAGTCTAGCCCGTTGGCGTAACCTGCCACCCAATACTGCGGTGTTGCTTCGTTCGTTTCAATGATCGCAACTACGCGATTCTTAGCCAACAGTTGCATTTCGTTTCGCTTAGTGACTTCCAGTTTACGAAGTACGAAAGTGAGCGAAGGTACATAGTGCAATGATCCGTTTCGGTTGCCCGCTGTCGGGTCATCGCTGAACATACTCTCTTCCTTAGTCAACTCATACTTTCGGAATGACTGAGTAGCTGCCGAGAATGAAACGATCGCGCCCGTGGTCACCGTTGCGTTCATCGCAACGTAATCAGCAAGAGCCGCAAACCTGACAGACTTGATGCCTCCAATGTCCTCTTTACACCCTAATGTAAATCCTTGTGTTAATGCGCAAGCCATGTTTTTGAGTGTTTTAAAAGGGGTGAACCGAAGCCCACCCCTTGATTAGTTAAAGAACGATTGCAGCGATTTCAGCAGGGAAGGCAACCTGTGTGCCGACCTTCATTTCCAATGCGGCCTTCACCTTTCGGTCATCTTTCGAGTACCATACTTCCAATGAAGAGAAGTCTGATTCAGCGTCAACCCCGATGAAGAACTGTGATGCAGATCCTGCGTACACTTTCTTTGTACCTGTCAACCCTTGAACTGGAATGAATTTCAGGTTAATACCGTTGAAGATAAGACCTTCGGCAGCTTCCGTGTCAACAGTTCCTTTTACACCTGCGTTCAGAACTGTTCCGTATGTTGAACCTCCCACAACCAATGCTTGAACAAGCACAGCGTAAGTGTCATATCCTACGAATCCGATCAGGTCGCTTTTCGATGTCAACCCTGCCGTAGCAAGTGAGTTGTACAATCTAAACGCCATCTCTTGAGCGTTTGCAGCGGTGAAAGCTGTGGTCAATGGAGTACCTCCAAGGTTTGCATTGATGTAACCGCTTCCGATTGTGGTAATGAAACCATCCCAAAACGCACCGTTGTTGGCCGTTGGTGCAGAAACGCTACCTTGCCAAATGTATTTGTCGATTTCAGAACCAACTTGAGCAAGCAAGTTCTCGGTCATCTTTGCGAACACCTCCTCAGGTTGAACTGTTTCAGAATGCGCCCCTGCCTTCATTTTGGTTGCGAAGAACTTAGTCTCCAAATCCTTTGGACACCATTCTACGTTCACCTTGAACTTACCCGGAGTGAGCGTTCTTTGTGTGAACACGGTTGCTCCACTCGCATCAAAGCTACATCCATCTGCTTGGAAGTAAACTGATTGAGAAAGTAGTGGAAGTTTCGTTGGGGTTTTCACGTTTGGAATAACCTCAACAAGATTCATCATTTTTGCTGTGTTGACGGTCGCTGCCATCAAAGGGAACGCATTCTCCTCGATGTAGTTTACCAGTCCAGCTACGTTAAATGCGCTTGCCATTGTAGTTAGTTTTTAGATTGTTTTTTTGTGGATCTTAGTTGCAACCACTTGTTTAGGTTGTCGTTTGGTTGTTCGTCTGTTTTGAAGTAGTTCTCTACTTTCTTGGTCGGCTGTTCTGTCGGTGTTGCCACAAACTTCTCGAACAGGTCGGCCAATTCGTTGACCGCTTTTTTCAGGTCGGTAACATCGGCCTCGCTTGCAAACTTCATGTTATTGATTCGCTCGCTGATCTGACTTGCAACCTTGCCCATGACGGCCTTTTGAATGTCCTCCATGTTCAACTGTGGAGGTGCAGGTGCAGCGGGTGCGGCATCCATTACCTCTTCAACTTCAATCTCCTTTACAGGGGCTGCAATAACCTCAAGGATCAAACCGCCTTCTGTGCTTACAACGCTTCCGTCCTCAAGTTGATGTTGTGCATCGGGTGCAGGAAGCAATTCGCCATCTGCGCCAATGACCTGAACGGTTGCACCAACGGCTACTTCGGGTTCAATCCTTACGATTGTTCCGTCAACCAGTTTCGCGTCAACGAATTTCTGAACTGAGCCGAACAATAGCTTCTTGATAGCGGGCATCTTTGCCTTTATTTCTTCTGAAATATTCATAGCTTGTTTTTTAGTAAATATTGGATTGTTTCAAAGTGTACCATTTGCCCCACTGATCTGCTCCATGATCTCGCGGATTATGCGTTCATCCATCGTGCGTTCAACCGCTTCGTCAAAGATTCCCTCCACGCTGAAACCTCTGAATGTGCCGTCCTTGACCTTTGCCCATGTCTCATCATCATCAACCTTGAATGAACCGAACCACGAGCCGTCAGGCAACTCTTCAAAGCCTTCGGGTGTTTTGATTCCACGGGTCGCATCAATGATGAACGATTCAAACATGAACACGTCCTTGACATCTGTTTCGTGCATCTGATTAACCTCGGACAGCCGACCCTCACGCATGAATTTGTAAACTATCTTCTTAATCGCGTCTGCGCTAAATAGGACGTAATACTCTTCACCGTCCTTTGCTCTTCGGTAGATGGGTTGACCTGCCACCATTAATGCACCCGACACTATGCGCCTATCCGCATCTTGTATCTTGAATGCGTGTGGTTGCTTGCTGAATGCCATCCAATCGCGCTTGATTGCGGGATCGTCAACGAATGAAACCTTTTCAACACGGGTTTCATCATCCATTTCGTCAATTGTCAGGTGTATTAATTTACGTTCCATGATGTTTAGTTTTAACCGCCTCCGAAGGTGGCCTGTGATTCTATTTGGTTAATATTATTCTGTGAGCCTGTTATCTGAGTTTCAACCACGAAAGCCTGAATAGGCATCAATTCAGCCTGTTCGGTGTTGCCTAATTGGGTCGTATTCGTGGTCACGGGGTCTATTTGTGGTGCTGTTGATGCCATTGATGTAACCGATGACGCGCTTGGTAATGATGGTGCGCCTCCGGGCGTACTCGCCAATACTGCCGTTGCCGAAGCCATCGCGCCTAAAACAGTCGCTATCGTTGTCGCAATGAATACGGGTGTTGCCACAAATGCACCCACCCCTGTTCCCTGTGCTGACGTGGTTGCCCCTGCAATACCCGCTGAGATTGCCATTGCGGTATCAATTGCTATCTGAGCGACCGCCAAGGCTTTCTTTGCAGCCATCGCGCCCTTACCCTCCTCTTGTATCATTGAGGATATTGCTGATAGTGAACCGCTAATTGACCTTGCTATTATCATTCGCGCTTCACCCGCTTTCTTCTCGTCAGCCTGTCGTTTCTCGTTGGCCTCACGCCTTGCCTTTGTGATAGCTTCCTCGGTTGCTTTTTCTTGATCTATTTTCTTTTGATCATATTGGGCTTGAAGGTCATTACGCAACCTCATCTGCTCCTCTTCATACAACAGTTCAGCCGCGGCTAATTCCTGTTTTAGAACTTGTTTATTGGCTTGGTTTTCAGTTATAGCTAATACAACCGCTTCATATTTTTTTTCCTCGGCATCCAGTGCCCTTTGTATTTCTAATTGTAGTTCTTCTTCCGCTGTAACCGCCTTACGTTCTGAAATATATTCATCGATTTTATCTTGGTTTTCTATTCTCTTTTCCGCTGCTTTTATTGCGGCTTCTTCAGCTGCCTTTTTTTCTTCTGCCAGTTCTTTAGCCTGTTGCAACTCAGCATCATTCCTTGCTTTCTTATCCGCCAAGTGTTGTGCGTCTCTTTCCTTGTCAGCCGCTGCCTCTTCGTTCTTCAATCCCTGAACCTCCGAACCTAACCGCTTTTGGCGCATGATGGTTTCGCGTTCAAGGTCTGCCATCCTAACCTTCGCTTGGTCAACTTGGTCACGCTCCTCTTCGCTCGCATCGGCCTTTCGGTTCATGTTGTCCTCCAACGCTTTCAGCTTCATTGCCGCAATCTGCAACTCTTCACGCGCCACCGCCTCTTCAATCGCCCCTGCTTTCTGAACTGCCGCGATACGTTCTTCCGTTGACTTGGTCATGTCATCGGCTATCAATCGGGCTTTGGCGATTTCCTTATTCGCCTCAGCACGTTTAACGGTCAGGTCACCTTCGGCCTCTTCAACCTTGTTCAATGCGTTCGCGTTCGCAATAGCCGCATTGGTGTTGTCCTTGATCTTAGATGTGAGGTCGGAGAAGTTCAACGTCATTATAGCATCGGCAACCGTTCGCACAACCGCGCCAAGCCCTGCCATTACCACGCGTAATTTCTGCGCTCCCTTTTCTGTTTCGGTGAAGTAGGTTATGAGCGTTCCAATGAGAACTACAAACGCACCTACGCCCGTTGCAATCCACGCGACTTTGACCGTTCCTAAAGATGAAACGAACTTACCAACGCCTGATGTTAGCCCGTTCATTGCCGTGGCAGCCTGTCCAATAGGGCCGGGGATTATTGACGCGGCATCTGCACCTGCTTTGAAGCCCGATGACATTGCCTGAGACGTTTTATCTGTCTCTTTCTTTAGGTTCTTAACGCGGTCTTTTGTGTTGTCGAGTTGCTTATCAACACTCTTCAACGCTGCCGAAACATCATCGTCCTGAACCTCAAGATCAATGATAACCTTTTTAGTGTCGGCCATTATATTTTAATTAGAACATAGGTGAGGTAAACTGTGATGTCTGAATCGCCTGCCGTTGGGTTGCCTGTTCTAGCGATTACGAAAACATCGGTGGCCGAAAGCACTTGGGTTTGTCCTGCGGTCGGATTTTCAGGTGAATATGATGTGGTGGTCTTGCTCACGGTCGATGCAAGAAAGTTATTCCCTATCGTTCCAAGTGCTGCCGCGCCTCCGTTTGTCAATTGCAATTGCGTGTTTGTGGCATAGGCTGCGCTGTTGTAAACGATGGAAGCCGAAGCCCCAAGTACCTGCGCATAATACCCACTTGGAACGGTCAACCCGAAGGCAACTGGAACGCTGTTAAGTGTCAACACCTGAGCCGTTGGTATAACCAACTTCGCCCGACCTCCCAAATGAACAATGCCATTTGTGCCGCGTGTCCAAAGCGAATCATTCGCCTCGTTGTAGAACATCTCGCCCTTGTAAATATCCGTAGCTAACCATGTGCCGTCCGTATGGTCTGACGAAGATGGAATTGTTGGTATAGTGCTTGCCGTTGCCGTGCGCTTCATTATCTGACGCGCGTTCATTGTATTAGCCATTGATCAAATTTGTTAAGGTTGTTGTGTTAATCGCTTGAACTATGTTGAACCCTCCATCGACCACCCTTATCAATGATTGGTCGTTCGGGTCGAGTGCAATGTCAAAGCCTCCGTCTATTACGCTTATCGGGTAGGTGAACTGCCCGTCAATTACCGAGACGTTAGACTGATATACCTGTTGGTTATCGCTGTTGAGTATGATAACATTATTCAGCCCTCCTGCGACATAATTACCGTTTCCAACGATTGACACGTTGCGGGTCGAATCTCCAATATAGTTATCATTTCCGAGTATTCTAAAACCCTGAGCATTGGGTGACACGCTATTTCGCTGTCCATTAACACTCCCATTGTAGGAATTGTAATTAGAAAGTTGCTTTGATTGCCGTGGCATATTAGGCATCAATTCCGTGATCTCTCCTGACCCTGTACTTCCAATTTCGCCTAGCCTAAAGGTTTCTACCTTCGAAGGAATCAAATCAAGGACTTTAAATAGTTCCACTTTGCTCAAGTCATCTTTGAACGGGTTGTAATTCATGACCTTGTTCAGCCGCCAGTAACAATTGTCAATCAGTATCTGATCGCGAAAGTTAAGTTTCGAAATATCCCATTGGTCAAGGTAGAACATACCCGTCAACATCTTTGCGTCCTTGTCTGTGATCTCCGCGATGTGCTTACGATGATAGACGTTGTATAGATTTGCGTTTGTATATTGCAGCGTTCCTGTGCTTGCATTTGCTTGATAGAACAGTTCTAAAGGAATACCAAAGCAAAGGTCAAGCGTTGGTGTGATCGGGTGGTCAAGATGCCCCGCGTAGGGATAGTTGGACAATATGGTTGTTGTTCCGCCCGTCACTTCACTTACCAACGACCAAATATTGCAAGGAAGGTATCGATAGTAAAGGATTCGAATATTTGCTGACGTTGGCTTTGCTCCCTCCGAAATATCTTCGTCATATATCCGCGCAACGAATCTATTTGTTTCGCCTTCAATCTGCATAGGTGTGGCTGAAAAAATCACATCAACCTCCTTAGTGTCGTTCAGAAAGTCGTTGTCAACTTCATACCGCCTACTGCCATAGGTTCGATCATGCGAAGTCATGTATCGAGCGTTGTAGTAATCGCTGTCCTCGTTGTATTGGTAGTTGTAAATCTTGGCAGATAAAAGACCCATCGGCTTGATAGCGATGTCCTTGTTTCTTGCAAGTTTCTTCGACCAATCGCGGATAGTACCTCCCGCATAATACTCATCACGCGTTTGAATGATTATGTTCTGCTCGTTCAACGGGTCTGTCAGAATGTAAAGATTGAACATTCGCACCCATGACATGATCAAGTCAACCGCAGTTACATCAGGGGCTACGCTGTTCATAACCATTGTATCACCTTCAAAGATGACATTACTTGGCGTACACGTTCCTGTTGATGTCTCCGTGGTCATTTCAAAGTCCGTGAACATATTGGTGTTCACTATCTGCTGTCCTGACAGGTTACTTGTCGTGAACTCTGAGAAGTTGACAATGAATCTGAATTGTATCTTGTCATTCGCCCGCATCACCTGCTCTTCGCAGTTCGTTGTAATATCTAATGTTTGGTCAAACGTGGCGGGATTATTAGCTATTTGGAACGCTTGTGAACCCTCGGCTATTACAGTAGTATTCAGGTTAACGTCCGTTTTTACAATCTGTAATTGAATAGTGACGTTTCCATTGTATGAGCGTGTAGGCGTAAATGTCGTTCTAACAAGTCGGATGCTTTGCTTAATGCCGAATCCATAGAATCCGTCAGATGGAACAAGATAACGAAAAGCTGAAGTACTCCAATGATTGCCTGCATCGAAGTTGCCTCCTGTCGAATCGTTGTCAAGGTGAATGACCGATGACAGGACGTTTTGACTTATTGCAAAAAAATCTCCTGTGACAAAAGGCCCTTCCGCTGACGATAGTGATGCTTGGAACTTCCTAAGATTAAACACAGAATTATCCGCATAGATCTTCTCGCCATCAAAAGGAATGATAAGGTTTTCGAAAGGTGAAGATGTAATGAAGTTTGATGTATATGAGAATCCAGCCGCTTCAAAAATCTTATCAAGTAGAAACTTGGCGAACATCGCGGGTCTGAACTGTCGAACAACCCACTTCTTCACGCCAAGTGCCGAATCGAAGTCATCACCATAGTCGATCATTGGATAAGTATATCCCAACGTTCCCGCCCATGATGCCTGTACGTTAGCCGAAGAATACTCGTGATCCAAATAACTAAAGTCAATCAACTCTTTAATCTTCTTTTTACCTATGACACTAAAGAAACTCATCAGATTCCCAATGAATACCACATCGTATTCGGTCTTAGTGTTTACAATATTTATCTCCCGCAATTGAACCACGCCACCCATTACCTCAACCCCGTCTGAAATTACCCTGCATTCGGCCTTCTTGTTCGGGTTAAAGTTCACTTCAATATTCGTGCTACCTGAGTTGAACGGGTTGCTGATGTTCACATCGTAAACGTGACCGAACAGTAGGTCGTTGTTCGGAGTTGATGGGCATTTTATTGTCTTAGTGTATTCCGTGCTGCGCTTTGCAGGTTCGCGCACATCAGCAATGGAGTAATTGAACGAGAAGTCAAACCCCTCGAACACATCCAATCGCCTACCCTCTATCAGTACCTCAACCACGTTGTCTAGTATTTGTCATTGAGTAGTCGATGTCGAAAGTGTATTGCATCAGCTTATCGTTCAACGATGTCTGTTTACTAATACTCTTGCCGTCAATGTTAACCGCTATCAATTCGTTGTTGATCTCTTGATAAATGACTGGAGAACCGAACAGGTCGGCCATCCATGCGCTTTCTGCATCTGTCAGGTAGTCGGTGTTGACCTTCAACGTCACCATTTCCTGAGTGTCGTATTCGGTTCGGCCTCTCGACATCTTTGTGTAATCCCACCCCGTGCCGGTGAACACCCTCGGCTGTTGAACAAAGTTAGCCCTCTTGACATCTGTTGTCTCTTCGCTCTTTAATGTGAAGTTGAACGCATCATAGCCGCCCAAACGGTTAAGCCATTGCAGAC